GAGAAATCTTTAAACTTATATTGATTTATGTTTTTATCTACATAAATACAAAAGCTTGGTGTTTTCTCATTAGGGTTAAATACAGAAGTTAGCTTTATATCCTGACCAGTTAGTTTCTCTGGTAGGTTCAAATAATACTGAAATACCCAATAACTAGGTATGTCAGATTCTTCAAGAACTAAATTTTTTGTATTAAACATAAATGCCAAATTAAATAAAAAAAAGGAGCTGACCATAAGCCAACTCCCTTAATTTTATATCAATTATTTACAAATCAAAATCATCTCCTGCTGTCTTAGCCGGTTCAAACTGATTTGTTTCTACTACAGCTTTCTTAACTGTAGGTCTGTAATGATTCTTATCATTAGGATTATATGCAATCAACCTAGAATTTTCTACTCCCAAAGCCTCAAGAGGAATTCCTGCTTTGCTCATCTTTGGTAGGTATAAATCATTGTTCACATAACCTTCTTTGTTTTCCCACTCACGTGATCCTAAGCACATGTTTACAAATCCTGTATTAGATAGTACACCATTACAAGCAGTCATAAACTCTTCAATAGTATTTGCTTTAATAGCATCCAACTCAGTTCTCTTACCAATTTGCTCTGATAAATATATCATTGCTTTCATAACTTCAGTATCTCTACTAATTTCAGCACCACTTGCTAATATTGCATCTTTGTATGGGTATGGAGAGAATCTTACTCTACCAACTTGACCTGCATAACGTGGGCTGTTTGGGTTATTTGCATCTAATAAAAATCCTTGAAATTCACCTTCTACTGGCTCACTTTCTATATGTAACATAATATTAAATGCATCCATATCATATGGTGTTACATCAAACGTTACTGAATTGATCTTTACTACATGATTTCCTGGACCAATTACTGGTTTTTCTTTACCGCTTCCGGCTGACATTCCGCTAGTACTTAACATAATTTTTGTTTTTTAATGGTTTATTAATTATTCTTCATATTTTTTAATACAGTCTTTTACATACTGCAGGTTGTTTGGAATGAAGAAATCTTCAAACATACCTTGAGGTGATTTACATGTGTTCTCTCCATTGTTTTGAGTCTCAAAACCATATTCAAGTTCACCATCATCATTTTTATTTACTTTCCCAAATAATACAATTGAAAATAGGCCTTCCAAAGTTAAAGTATTATCTATCATTTTACCTATAGTTTTAGCTTTGATTTTTCTATTTCCATTGATATCAGTTGAATCTTCTGAGTGAGTTAAGAAGATTACAGTTAAGTCATCTCTTAAATCTTTAGGCAACTTTGCCACCATGGCAAGGTTAGCTGCAATTTGAGTAAACTTATCATAACCTTTCTCTGTGGCTCTATCAAAATATTCAAAAGAACTCATATACTGCCAGTCATCAACAACTAATGTTTTGATTGTTGGCCTTTTCTGATCTACATGATTTATTGCTTTTATAATACCTGCCGCAGAAGATGCTGAGGCCAAGTTACCTTGTGGATTATCCTTACTTATTAATGTGTAATTCTTTTTCCAACCCTTAAATGGTAAAGGCTTATTAGCTATGTTTATAATGAATGTTTCATCTGGATTTAAATTTCTAATTGCAGTTGACTTACCAGTTCCAGAGTCAGCAATGATTAATACACTTTGTGCCATTTTACTATCTATATTTAGTTATTACTTTAGTTAATGTTATTAAGGTTTGATTTATTTCTTCTAATTTATCTACAAGTGCTGTTGATGGTGTTTCATCTGGATCAGTCAAACTAAATAGATCTGTAACTTTACCTATTACTTTAGCTGTAGTCTTTTCTCCTTTTGTTAAACTAGCGAGGGAATATCTACTGGTTACATCATTAATGACTTTCAATTCACTAACCGGTATCATATGTCTTTGAAATCCTGAATTTGAAGTAATAAGTTCATACTCTGATTTCCAGTGTGGATTGTAGTTTAGTAAATACAATGTTCTTTTAGGATCTTCAGAAACATAATCTATAGATACAAACTCTGTATATATATCTTTTTCTTTTTCCATTTCACTAGGAAAGAAACTAACATGTAATTCATCCTTACCAGAAGGTCTGTATGCCATCTTAGGAATGTATAATGCATTTACCTTACCTTCTTTTTGAAAGTAATCTTCATGCCCCTCTTTTAAAGTAGAGACTCTTTGCTTGCGCACTGCAGTTGTTATTGCCATAATTTAAATTATTATTATTAACGTCTTTCCTGTTGACCAGGGGTTTGCATTTCTTCTATCATCATTTGTTCAAACTTTGCTTTGAAGAAACTCATACGTGCATCACCATTTCTAGCTTTTAGAAAGTGTAACACTAATGTTCTATCATTTTCTATGATATATCTGTCAGGTCCATAGAACCTAATCTTTTGTTTAGCAGGTCTATTAATACCAATCAACATATCTGCATGTTGTAACATAGCATCTGAGCCAAATATATCTGACTCAAGTATATAGTTACCATACTTACCATCTATTGCTCTATCTGGGCTATCAATATTTCTATTAAGCTGTGATAGTGCAATAAACAAACAAGGATAGTCTCTCTTACATTGTGTAAAGAACTCACCTAACTCAAACATCATATCTAATGTATTATTTTGATAGGGTGCTCTCTTTACTAACATAGTATGATCTAAAGTGATCATAGTCTTCTTGCCTTTATGCATGTCCATATATACATCAATCTGCTCACGCATTTGATTTACTGTTAATGGAGTACTAATTATATCCACTGGATTCTTAACTCTTTCTTTAGCATACTGGTGACATGTGTTAAGCACATCCGGTTGTAAAGTACTACCAGCACTACACAACTCTTTGTATGTTTTACCTGTAAAAGAACTAAATTCTCTAATAGCTGAGGTTCTACCCACCATCTCAAATTGAAATTCTAATACTCTAAAGTCATCATTAGGGTTCAATGCAAATGATTCCCTAATAATCTGATCTTTTATTAATGTCTTACCTGAACCAGGTCTTCCACCAATAACAGTTAATGTATTCCATTCTAAACCATCAGTAGCAGCATCATTAAATTTAGGCCATGGAGTATAGATAGATTTCTCTTGTCCATTCTGTCTGGCATGCATATATTTTAATGCTTCATTAAAGGCAGCATATTGACCTACCCATCTTTCTTTTGGTTTACTCATTAGACTACTTTTTCTTAAAGGTTTTTTCTTCAGTGTCTATGCCGTCTCTGATCATATCACAGTAGTCAGCTAGGGTAGAAGACTTAACCCTATGTTTATCTTGCTTGCAAATAAAGTACTGACTGGTTTGCATATACATATAATCTGCATCCCTGTACTCATTTACATACATCTTAGTAGCATTAATAACATCTTGCCACTCATAATCATATGTTTCAAAGAACCATCTAAATGATTCTGATAACATTTTAACATTAACTCTTGCAGGTTTACCGCTAGGTAGCCTTGTATTAGGAAATGTTTCTCTATAGATATTTATCTTCTCAGAGAAGTCTTTACCCATTAATTGGATATCAGTTTTCTTCTTTGCTTTTATAAAATAGTTATCTAAGTGTGCTATAAAAGCTTTTGATTGAGGTGTGAGTTTATATATTTTCTCTTCCTTAATCAAAAACCCTAAGTCTACAAGTTCATCAAGCTGTACATCAATTTTTGACAGTACTGCTGTCTTCTGTTTTATTCCAAATAGAAGATAGGCCTGATTTGGTGTCAGTTTGTTCTTTAATATTTTCTGGAAGATTTCCCACATATTCTCTGATTTGTTTAGTAATGTTACAATGTGCGTTAATAGTTAATGCATCTTTTTGAACAAAGTTATTTTCTATTGTTTTAATAGACCATATTATTGTTGCATGATTTCTACCAATGCTGTTTCCTATGGTGCTTTTTCTGTGCCCTTCTTTAAAAGCAAAGAAAGCCATAAGCTGAGTATAAACTAAATACTCCCTTCTTCTTAGTTGAACATGTAAGCTTTTAATATACCTAAACTCTGGTTCATTAGCATGCAATGCTCTTATAACACAGTTGTGTAGGACCTCTAAACTTAACTTAAAACCTGTTTGTTCTTCTGTTAAAATATGTAAGGATACACCGTGCTTCTTGTAGAAACGAGTCTTAAACTCTTGTATGTCTACCTGCTGTGTAAGGTATTGAATATTAGTCATTTAGTGTTGGTTTGTGGGGTTTACAAATATAGCAAATTTTACCATATTATACAAGATTTACCTTGTCTTTCTAATTCATCATTTACTTTGCCAAATATATTATCAGCCTTCCAAGTGCCACCATTATATGCTGCTGCAGCCGGGTGTGGACACTTTAATATTCTTTGTCCTGGTATAACTAACTGCCAAGATTCTGCTTTCCTACCCATTAATATAAATATGATATCCTTATCTATCTTATTAATAGATTCAAATATATATTCTGTAAATGGTTTCCATATAGCATAATGGGATCCAATCTTGTTAACTTCACAAGTCTGAGCTGTATTAATAAGCAATACACCTTGGTTAGCCCAACGTCTTAAATCACTATCATATCCTCCTTGCATGCCATATAACTCTTTAAAAATATACCTAAGAGATGGTTGAGGTTTCTCAGTGTTGGAACAACTAAATGCTATTCCATCTGCAACACCTAATTGTGGATAAGGATCTTGTCCTACTACTACTACTTTAAGATCTGATAGGTTTGTTTCTTTAAATGCATTGAATGCATCCTTTAACCTAGGAGTAAATCTTCTATTTTGTTCTACTAATCTTATTAGTGTATCAGTTATATTATCAAACTCTTTGCTATCTAAGAAAGGGTTTAATATTTTGTGCCATCCTGATGACTCAAGGTCCTCCTTAAGAGTTTCCTTGATTAAATCTATTTTATCTTGCATATTTTTGCTATCTTTGTATTATAAATTATTTATTATGGCTGAAGAACAGAAACAACACGAAACTGAAACTTATGATTTTACTAAAAATATCACTGATATTTAAGTAAGTCCTGCGTTTATTATAGGTTTACAAAGAATTTGTAATCAGTTAATTGTTAGTAAGCCAGAAAGGGGTGCTGAAATGCCAGCTATCTTCAAAAAGTTTGAAAAAATAGTGCACTACTATGGTAATAAAGATGAATATGATGAAGAGCCTGTAGTAGAATTAGATGTCTTTGAATCTGATATCTACACTTTGTTTTCTCTTATTCAGTTGTTTAAGCA